TTACGCAGAATAAGGAGATACCGTGGCGGTTTTCGCAGCTACAGATTTTGAAATTACCATTGACACTGTTGACTTCAGTGACAGCCTCGCTGCGGTCACATTGGACATCAGCAGGGAACAACTTGAGACCACCGCTTTCGGTGATGCAGCCCGCACCTACATTGCTGGATTGCAGGATGGTTCTGTGACCTTGAGTTTTCACCAAGATTTTGCGGCCTCGGCTGTCGATGAAACACTCCACGCGGCACTAGGCACTGAGATTGCTATTGTCATCAAGCCCACCTCTGCTGCTGTTGGTGCTGGAAATCCGTCTTATTCCTTTTCAGCTTTGTGCACACAAATAACTCCATTTTCGAGTAACGTGGGGGATTTGGCTACACAGGATGTGACTTTTCCGATTTCGGGAGCAGTTACCCGCGCCACAAGCTAGTTAGTGCTAAAGTTTGAGGTATGAACTTCAATCTTTTAGTAACTTTCCTTGATGGTACAAACCGTGAGGTCAGTGGCATTGCTGCTGACCTTGTGGCGTTTGAGGCGCACTTTGATTTGAGTGTGGCCCGTCTGAACGCTGACATGAAAATCACGCACTTGCTGTGGCTGGCGTGGCATGTTCTGAAGCGCACTGGTGAGAGCAAGCACACGTTTGATAAGTGGGTTGAGTCTGTGGAAGGCGTAGAGGCTTCTGACCCAAAAGCATAAAGGGGCTGGGTGAAACTTCCGCACATTGGATGATTGCCCAGATTGCGGTTGAGACTGGTATCAGCCCTAATGAGTTAGCTTCTCTGGATCCTCGGATGTTGTGGACTATTCAGCGCGCCCTCATTGCTAAGGGTAATCAGTCTAGGAAGCCACGCAAGGGCAAGCGATAGAATAGAGGCAGGATTGGAGCTGTCTTGCTTTCTACAACAATGCGTGCTGAGGGTGTCGCTTCTGTAACCCGTGAGCTGCGTTCGTTGGATCGTAAGGCTGTGAATGAGTTGCGGAAGCAGATGCGTGCCCGCATTATTCCTATTGCTAAAGAGATTGCTGGTGAGGTTCCCCCGCAGGCACCGCTACCTGGTATGAACCATAACGGTGTGACCAGGTGGACTGGCACCCCGAGAGCTTCCGTGTCTTTCACCCCTGGGAAGTCGAGGGGCGGCGGGACTCGGTTGCTGGGTATGAAGTTCACTGGTGGCACCCGCGGTTCTGGAGGTATCGGTTTTGACTATGCGGAGCTTGCGGGTTCGAGCAAGCGCCCTGGTTCACAGTTTTCAAAGGTGTATGAGCGTGGCGGTTATGGTGGGCAACAGCATCGGGTGACGGGCCAGGGGCGTGCGTTCAATGCGGGCATCAAGGCTGCGAAACCGATTAGGGGCAAGGGTGGGTTCTTTGTGTTTGATAGCGCGTTGAAGAAACATTCAAGGATTGAGGGCATGGGTAAGGCGGCTATTGCCCAGTTCATGCGCGATGCAACAAATGACCTACAACGATTAAGGGCTAGATAATGGCTATTTTTATTCCCCTGGTTACTAAGTTTGATCCTAAGGGTTTGCAGGGCGCTCAGCGTGCCCTTGCTAGTTTTCAGAACTTTGCGGTGGATGTGGGGCGGGTTGCGGCTGCTGCTATTTCTGCTGTTGCTGTGGGATCGGTGCGTGAGGCTTCACAGTTTGAAACAAGCTTTGCGAAGATTCAGGGTCTTGTGGGTGTTACGGCTGATGAGATTGGTGTGTTGGAGGATGCGGCTAGGAGGCTAGGCCCACAGTTTGGCAAGTCTGGCATCGAGGCCGCTGACGCGCTGTTCTTTATCACCTCGGCTGGTTTGCGTGGCGCTGCGGCTACTGAGGTTCTTGAGGCCTCGTTGAAGGGTGCCGCTATCGGTTTGGGTGACACTAAGACCATTGCGGATCTTGCTACTTCGGCGGTGAACGCTTATGGCGAGTCAAACTTGGGCGGCGCTGAGGCTGTGGATGTTCTTGCTGAGGCTGTCAGGCTTGGAAAGCTAGAACCGGCTGAGCTTGCTGGGGCGATGGGGCAGGTTCTCCCGTTAGCTTCTAACTTGGGTGTGAGCTTTGACCAGGTGGGTGCCGCGCTTGCGGGCATGTCCAAAACGGGTACTGATGCCGCTACTGCTTCGACTCAGTTGCGCCAGATTCTTGCCACGCTTGCAAAGCCTACAGAAGGGGCTAATAAGGCGCTCGCTGAAATGGGTTTGTCTGCTGCGGGCCTGCGGGAGCAGATCAAAGAGAAGGGGTTGTTCTCTACCCTTGAAACTTTGACTGATGCGTTTGATGGCAATATAGAGGCAACCACTGAGGTGTTCGGGAATATTCGCGCCCTGTCTGGTGTGCTGGACTTGATGGGTGCGAGCGCTGAGGATAACGCGCTGGTGTTTGAGCAGATGGCGGATAAGACTGGCGTGCTGGATGAGGCGCTGGGGATCACTGCTGATACTGCTGCGTTCAAGTTTGATGTGGCTATGGCTACGGCGCGGGATAGTTTGCTGGAGATTGGTTCGGCAATCCTTGAAAATGTTTCCCCCCACCTAGATAGTTTCATCGAGTGGATGGAACAAAACGGCCCCGCTATTGAAACGGGCTTCATCAAGATATTTGATGCTGTCAATAAGTTCATCACTAGTGAAATCCTCGCTGACATTATTCAGGCTTTTGCGGATATGTGGCCTGAGATTGAGGAAACGATTGAGAGCTTGGGGAACCTTGTTCTTGCTTTGAGTCCACTGCTTGAGGGCACCCTGGATAACATTTTGCCCATGATCGGTGACATGGCAAGCATCATGTCTGACATTACTTTCTTTGTGGATGAAACTGTTGGTTCTCTGGGCGCTTGGGAATCGGACTCTGGTGGGTTTATCAAGATGTTGGAGCTACAGTTGAACCCGATGCTGAGGCTGAAGGAAGTTCTTAGCCAACTTGCTGGCCTGTTTGATAGGGCCAGGGATGCGTTTGAACGGTTCAAGGCTGCTGGCGGGTTGAATAGTGTAGACCTTTCTGCGATAAATACGAGCACGCTTGGTGGGCGTAGGGCTTCTGGTGGGCCTGTCGCTGGCGGGTCTAGTTACCTGGTGGGTGAGATGGGGCCGGAGATTTTCACGCCTGCTGCGGGCGGTGGGCACATCACCGCGAACAAGTCCCTGGGCGGTTCTAATATCACTATCAATGTGAACGCTGGGATGGGTGCTAACGGTAAGGCGCTAGGCGAGCAGATTATTCGTGAAATAAAGCGCTACGAGAGAACTTCTGGCCCTGTGTTTGCGAGTGCCTAATGGCGGTCACTGTTGAACTGGGGTTGTCTAAGGCTTTCACCCTTGATGACCCTGTGGCTGGCGTTATAGGTTCCACCGAGTTTGTTTTAGGCGGCGTGGATTTCGTAGACGTAACTTCTAAGGTGCGCGGGCTGAGCATAGGCAGGGGCAAGAACCGCGACCTTGACAGGTTTAGCGCGGGCGCTCTAAGTGTTAGTTTCAATAACACGAACCGCGACTTTGACCCTCTCTATACTTCTTCACCTTATGCGGGCAACATTGTGCCCAGGCGTGAGGTGCGGGTGAAGGCTGATGGGGTTACACAGTATGTGGGCACTGTCACTGACTGGAACCTTGCTTATGATGAAAGCGGGCAGTCCATTGCACAACTTGAGGCCGCTGATGGTTTAACTTTCTTAGCGCAACAGGTTCTCACTGCGGGCACTGCCACTGAACAGAAGTCTGGGGCGCGGGTGAGCGCTGTTCTCGACATGGCTTCAGTGGATTGGCCTAGTGATGAGCGAGACATTGCCACAGGTGCTTCCACGCTAGGCACTGACACGTTTGCCGGTAACGCTTTGACCTACTTGCAGAAGGTGGAACTGTCTGAGGGCGGTTTGTTCTTCATTGATAAGCAGGGGCGGGTGGCTTTCAAAGACCGGCTCAGCACACCCACAACGGGCAGTGTCACTGTGTTTGCGGATGATGGTTCTGGGATTCCGTTTGCTCCTGCTCAGGTTGAGTATGGGATTGAGCAGTTGTATAACCAGGTGACGGTGACTAACGGCACTGACAGCTCCACAGCTAACAATGCGCTATCTCAGACCCGTTACGGGATCCTTGAGAATAATGTGGACACTTTGCTTTCTGATGCCACACAGGTAAGCGGTTACGCGGATTTCCTTGTGGGGCGTTACGGTGAGCCTGAATATCGGTTCGCTCGGCTCGCAGTGGATATGAGCAACCTCACTGAGTTGCAGAAAACTTCCATGCTTGCCCTGGACATGGGTTCGGTAATCCAAATCAAGTTTACGCCGAACGGTGTGGGATCTGCCATTGAGCGTTATGGGCTTGTGATTTCACTGGGGCATGAAGTGACCGCTGATGACCACGTTGTGACTGTGGGGGTAGGCTCATTACAGACTTCACTATTTGTCTTAGATGATGCGGTGTTTGGTAAACTTAGCGGAGCAGGCGTTTTAGCCTTTTAGTATTTAGGAGATATTTTGCCGAGAGAAGTGTTTGTTGCCGGTCAAGTTTTGACCGCTGCCGAACTGAACGTTGTGTCAGATCAGTCTGTGATGGTGTTTGCAGATTCTTCCGCACGCACCGCCGCAATCTCCTCCCCCTCCGAGGGGATGGTGACTTACCTTGAGGACACTAACGGTGTCGAGGTGTATAACGGTTCAGCTTTCACGAGTGTAGGGCAGAGCACTATTTTGCAGGTTCTTTCTGCGACCAAGACAGACACGTTCAGCACTACTAGCACAACTTTCGCGGATGTGACAGACCTGACCCTCACCCTTACACCCGCAGCCACTTCGAGTAAGGTGCTTGTGTCTTTCAGCATTAACCTGGGCCTCCCGAACACGGCAGGGGTTCAAGTACGCCTCATGCGTGACTCCACTCCTATTGCTGTTGGAGATGCTGGATTGGCTAGTCAGAAACAATCCACCACACACACTTATCCTGGCGTAAATACAGACACACGAAATAGGTCTATGCAGTTTCTTGACTCACCTAACACGACTTCTGCGACGGTGTATAAGCTCCAAATTATTACTAACACCAGCACAGTTTATGTGAACCGTAGTAGTTCGGACAACAATACGGCTTATGGCGGGCGCACAGCTTCAACGATTACGGCTATGGAGGTCGCGGGCTAATGGACATTTCACACATACTAACTAGGCGTTATCCTGAGTCCGAGTGGACTCTTAACGGTGACAACTATTCGGGGCTAACGTGGCTATCTGATGGTGATGCGCCTACGGAATCAGAGTTGAAGAAGCTTTGGCCTACGGTGCAGAAAGAAATCGCTAACGATGAGCAAGCAGTTGTGGATGCTAAGGCTTCCGCTATCGCAAAGCTTGAAGCGCTCGGTTTGACTGTGGATGAGGTGCAGGTTGCGTTTGGGCTTTCTGTCTGATGAAACTGTCTAACCCCTGGCCTGCTGGCGAAACTATTAGATCCCCCTGGGGTTATCGCAAGCACCCGATCACGGGGAGGCGGAAGAAACATCGTGGCGTGGACGTTGGCTATAACGGCCCTATCAGTGCGCCTGCTGATGGCAAGGTGGTTCATAAGGGCGTGAGCTTGAACAAGCGCACTGGTGGCGGGTACACCCTCATTCTGGAGCACCAGAACCCTCGTGTGTGGACTGTCTACTATCACCTACGGGAACCCTCACCTTTGCTCAAAGGCACGAAGGTCAAACGTGGCGAGGTGATCGCTCATACTGGCACGACTGGGGCAAGCACAGGGATTCATTTACATTTTGAAACTAGGCGCTCACAGCGTTGGGGCACTGATTTTGATCCTGAAAGTATCCTCGGTCACGCTAACGCTGAACCTGTCAAGGCCACACCTAAACCTAAGCTCACTGAGGATGGTGTTATCGGTAGGCAAACTTGGGCTGCTGTTCAACGCATGTTGCAGTTTGATGAGTTTTACAGGGGCAGTATCAATGGGGTGGCTGGCAAGTCCACTGTGATTGGTTTGCAGAAGTTCTTGAACAGGGGTGGATGGTGACTGAGAACACTGACACTGTGGCGGTAAAGGTTTCAATGAAAGATATTTACCTTGAGGTTCAACGGCAGGGCCGGTTGCTTGAGAAGATTGCTAACAGCCTCCCTGACTCGGAGAGCAAGATTGATGACCATGAGGCGCGGATCCGTAAGCTTGAGATGCGTATGGGTTGGGCTGTTGGCGGGTTCGGTTTGGTCGCGGCAGTAATGCCCTGGATTGTAGGAGCGCTTGGATGAAACCTTCATGGAAGATTAGGCGGCGCTACATTTTCGTTGCGTTTGTGCTGGGTTCGCTAATGCTGATTAGTGGCTCAGTGGCTGTGCTGTTGAACAATGACAGTGCGACCTCAGACCTCATCACCGGTGGGGTTGCTTTGATTACACTCATTCTCACCACCTATGTGTTCGGGGCTGTGTGGGAGGACAAGAAGAAGGAGAACCCTGATGGATAAGTTGAAAAGTTATTTGCAGTATTCGGTGGAGCG